GTACCAATTTTATTAATTGGAACTCTGTGGGCCATTAGAATTTCGTCTCTATTTGATTGACGATAAATATTAAATGAAGACTCTTGTGAACCAGCCTCAATTGGCTCCATTTTAAATTCAGTCTTTGAGTCTGGTGAATCTGGTGGAAGTGGTATATAAAGGGATCTGTGATTCTTTCCCTTTAGTCCTACTTGGAAAAACTCAAGCAGCTTTCTTTCAGATTCTGGAGAAAGCTTTGCACCTTTTACTGTAATAATGTATCTTGGCACTGCTTTATTTTCAAAATAATCTAGGTTGTATTTACCAGCAAACTCGTTACCAGCCATAGCATTTTGTGCAGCAATAATGTCTGGAATACCATAGTAATTATTCTTTGGAGTGTACTTCTTTAAATGAATAATTTCATTAGGTCTATCTTCTTGACCCGCTATAGGGTTTACCGTTTCTGTATCCCCAAAGTTTCTAAAAAATACAGCCTTACCATAAAGAAGTTGTATAAAACCGTCTCTAAGGCGCCTTACACGCATTGTCTTTGAAGGGATGTGTCCTATGTAACCTATCTTGCCAGTTGTCGTTCTACCGACCTCCAGATAGCCATTACCAGTAGCCTCTATGTCAGTATAGAACTTTATAAGTGTTTCTTTAAAAGTTTCATCTTCATTGCAATCTTCAAGCCATTTATTTAAATCTTGCTTAATTCTATTTAACTTCTTTCGAGCTCTTTCTAACTGCTTCTCATCAGTGATTTCATCAAGAGCATCTGTAGTCTTTCTTGATTCAACAAAATCAAATCCTAAGCCAACAATGTTTGCCACCTTTGCATTTATAGCAGCGTAGTTGTATGGAGAAATTTCGTAAATTGTTGATAAATAATCTAAGTTATATTCTGGCTGGATTAGATCAAATGTGGCGTAGCCGCTAACTGCTTGCTGATGTTGAAGCTGCTGGCTAACCGCTCCATCCTTGCCGACAAAAGACTTTTGAAGATCTCTGGAAACTTTTCTTCTAAATGAAGCTCCTAGCCCAGAAAGCTTCAGGATGTCTTCGCCCTCTACATCAAAAGCATCGTCTGACTTTTGAGTAGTTGGGTTATTGAACCTCATCCAGTCTGCCATGTTAGACACCTCTATGTTGTTCGAAACAGATTCATCTTCTTGCTTAATCATTATTTTCCACCATTTAATCTAGCCATCTCTTCTTTATGCACACTGATATCTAAAGGATCTGGAGTAAGTCCCCATCTTAACCTTTGCTTTTGATACTCAAACTCTTCGTCATCAATTTGCCTACTACCTTCAATAAACTTTGGCTGCCCAACATCAATTCCGTAGTGAGCCACTGCAGAAGCAAGCAGGGCAATTCTTTCTTTGTTGTCAATCATTGATGCTATGGATAAGAAATTATTATCTTCATCTCCAACCCATCTTCCGTCTGGCATTTCCCAGACATAGACGCCAAGCCTAGTCTCACCAGACTTCATTTTAGCACTAGTTCTTTTTATGTCCATAGTTAATTATTTTACCATCTTTGCGTCTACAAGTCCAGCTTTTGTCGCCTGACCTGACAAAACTATATGATTTGAAGTACAACTCTGTCTCTAGAGTATGTCGATACGGACTCTTCTGTCAAAGACATAGACGATCCTTGAGCAGTCGAGGCTGGTTTACCAATATATAAGTCGTAATGCTCTTGATGGTCTATTAATGGATTTGCGTATAGCGCTATATTTTGATATAAATTATCATCTAATACCCCAGATCTTACACCCATAAGCTGCTTTCCATTAAACCAAATTTCTCCATTTACAGAGCTAGATGTTTTAATTAAAATATAATTTGGATCATCGATAATGATATATGAAGATATGTTTGTAGCCAAAGAAGCATCTTGTCCATTTATATATATGTTACTAATATTAGACTTTGAGATCTCTCCGCCAGCCGCCCACGATAAAAACGTCTCAGTTGATCCAGTTTTATTAAATATTAAATAGCCGCTGGATAAAGATTTTGGAGTAAATATCATTTCAATATTTCTATTTTCATTTAAAGAGTTAACAAAAAATGTTGAAGATTTTGGCCTTATGCCATTTCTACTGTCCCTAAACCTTGCCTGAAAACTTTCATTTGCAATATCAATATCCCATGCAGATCCACTTGTTGGCTGAGATACAGATAGCAAACCTCCACCATTATGTGCAAACATTTTCTTTTCTGAATAAAAATATATTTTTAATGAATAAAGTTCTGGAATATAAACATTTGAATTTGAAGATTCAAATACTACTTTAAAATACAAAATTTTTGTATCAGAAAAACTAGAGCCCTGCGTAAATCCTGGTACAGATGATCCATTAGTGCATAAAGTCCATGGCCCATTTGCTGAAGACTCTGAAACATATACAGAAACTCCATTAGAAGAAACCCAATCAATCTTTGAAGATATATAGTCTTTAGTAATATTTAAAACCATATCCTCAACAAATTCTCCAGATGTAAATCCTGAATTTAAATAAACACTATTGTTACTTTTATTATATGAAAGAGATAAGTTGTCATATATTAGAGTATCCCAAGAAACTTGAGCTGGATAAACATACTTAGTTTCTATGTCCTGATATCTTTCTCCAGCCCTAAAAAGTTCACCAAGGTCTGGTACAGAAACTTGCTCATCATTATTTAAAAATACATTATTGTAGTGTGATGCTACAGCTCTTTGAGGTAGAGCATATCTATAAACTGCTGGGCAATCTATTAAAAAATATTCTCCAGGTAGTGATGGCCCACAGGATATCAATACATTTGTATTTGTAAATTTCATATCTATACTTTGGGTTGCAACCAAGACTCCATCTACGTACAAAGTCATTGCGCTTACTGAATAAACACCGACAATGTGCAAAACTCTATCAGGATTTGGAATAGAATAATCAATTCGATTATTTTCTAGTTTAAAAACAACATTTCCATTATCCCAATACAAGCCGATTCCACTAGAGTCTGCAAGTATAGGTGTTAATGATTGAAGTGTTTTTGGATGAATCCAGGCCTCTAAGCTAAAATCGTTATCATATGTATCTCTGGTGGCAAAGCCTCCAGTTCCTGAAGTTCCAGAAAAATCTTTGGATATAGTAAATTCTATATAATTAGAACTATCAATTTTATTAGAGTGATCTCCGCCAGAAACTATTGGCATTCCAGATGTAACAACTTGTCCAAAATAAGAGCCATGATTACCACAGCCAGATGCGTCATAGGCTATTGATCCAGATAGCTCGTCAAGTTTCCATAAGCCAATTGGAGAATCTTTTATTACTGATAGATAGTAAGACATTTTTATATTATATCAGCATTAAAGTTATATATAGAATAGTACTGGTCGCCTTCACTAAAATGCCCTATCTTATACATAGCACCTGGGGGTATGATTAAAACAGACCCCTTGCTTGGCACAATCTGGCTTTTAATTCCATTCTCAATAACAAAGGTTTCTGAGGATGTTTTAGATTCGTTTATGAATAGGATTGATGTAAATCCATATGATATTTGATAGTCTTCATCAAAGATATACGAAACTTCTTGTCTATATAGATTTGCGTTACTAGATTTATTATTTTTAAGACCGAAGGCATTTGAATATAGATCCGATGTGCTCCAGAATGCCATCTTTATGCTATTAGATATATACAAAGGAAGGTCATTGTCTGCTGCATTAAATGAAATAGTATTAAAATATCTGTTGCTTTTTTCATGGTTTACTTTTGCATCCATGCATTGATCTTGATCAATACCAACATTTATCCATTGACTATATGTAATAGAATCTTTTATTTTTTCTACAAACCCATCTGCATCAGTTATTGAATGATTAAATATAAAAGAATGTGGGCCTAGTTGGGAAACTCCAAACATTGGTATGCTAGATGTCATTAGAATGGCTCCTTGTACCAGAATAGCGGAACCATGTATTTGTTTCCGCTGTTTATTTTTTTAGGATGATGGACGTAAGGGTATGTAGATGGGAATATTATTATACTTCCAGCTTTTGGTTTTATACTTACTCCTTGATTTGGGAAATCGATCTCTCCGCCATCATAATCATCATTGAGGTACATGACTCCTGATATTACTGGATGCTTTATATTTGTAGGATCATCAGAATCAATATGTGGACCCATGTCTGCGCCAGGACTGTATTTTTTTATATTAAAAAAATTAGGAAGCCATGGCTTACTAATCATATGAATATTGCAATAGCTTGATATTGCAAACTCAGACAAGGAGTGTATAGTGCTTGATATTTTATACGCATCAAAATCATTTTCATCAGTCATGCAATTTGTTTGAAATACGCCAGATTTTCCAATACCATATTTTGTCATAGAGTCAGTACTTGCATTCCATTCTTCCCATTTTGATATGCTGATATTTGGCTTTAATAAATTTTCTGATGCTTCTATGTCAACAATAAATTTTTCTGGGTTATCCAAAATATTCTCATAATAAAATATCTTATCGTATAGCTTTTTTATAATCATTTTACACATTGTCCGTATTATTTATTTTAAAAAAAGTTTCCTTTTGATTTGTTTCCCTTATTTTACCAACAGATGGTATAGATTTTGTTATAGAGTAATCTGGAGATTCTCCTTCTCCTATTACATACCTATGCCACTTTCCACTATTAAATGAAGCTTTTCTTTCAGCTTTTCTTATAGATTCCCACTCTTCTTCACCGTGTTGTTGCAGACCATTATGCCAATACTCTGATCCATCATACTGATACTGCCAAAAAGTCCTTACAAGGTACTTATCGCCGTTTGATATCTTATCCACACCATGAAAATACCGAGATGCTCCTGTTATAGGATCTCCAGATGGAAAAACAACAACGTCTCCAGCTTTAGGTTTATAGTGAATAACTTCTCCAGATTCTTCTTCTAAGAAAGACAACCCTCCGCCTTCGTAATCATCATTAAGATACATCGTGCAGGTTACCGCAAATTTTAATCCTGGGTCATCGGCTGTGGCTCCAACATAGTCTGTGTGATAGTGCATGGCAAGTTTGTTTTCTGCAGCCGTTTCTTTATACTTGCATATAGAAAAGCCAGAAGAGTGCCAGTTTGGCAACTGAATGCTATATTCATTTATATAGTCTTTTGTAACGGAATGGAAAACCTGATCTAGATCTGTTAAAAAATCTGATTGTTTTTTTGCATAATCATCGGCAAGATCAATTTTGTTGCCGTCCCAGTCTGCTTCGTATTTGTGATCTCTTGTCATTCCAAGGTTCATCATTAATCCAAAACCATACCAGTCGTCCCATTTTTTAAATAAAAACTTTGGGTCACTTTTTTGAGAAAATTCTAATAGATCAATATACTCTTTGTGGTTTGGAATTGCATTTTGATACACAATTACTCTTGGGTATATAACAACTTTTTTAATCATCTTAACATCTCCATTCTGTAATCTACCCTATCTGGATAGATTGTCCACCTATGCAATTAGATTTTGGGTCAAATAGTAACTCAACAATATCTGCTATATCTGATGGAGCTATCTGTATACCTATTGGTTGTGCTGCAAGGTAGTGCTCTAGGTTGGGGTTATTATTAAAAACCACCTTTGCCATATCTGTATCTACTACACTAGGACATATAGCATTTGGTCTAATTTTTGTTTTAGACAAATCTTTAGCAAGTGACGAGGTAAATCCTTCAACGCCGCTTTTACTAGCTGTATAAGCTGTATTTGAATTTGGTATATGGGCTGCTATGCTACTCATATTAATTATTGGCGTGTGCACATTTTTATCCATAAGCTTTAAAAAAACAGAACAGGTGTTTATAGTGCCTATTAAGTTTACTGATATAACCTCATTGTACCTTTCATAAGGTAGTAAGCTAAAGGGTGCTGCTTCAAATATACCAGCACAGTTAATTAGACCAACAATTTTTTTATGTTTTATTTTTTGATAAACTGATCTAACATTTTCAATATCAGAAACATCACACTCTTCAATTTCATAAGGTGCTGGCTCGTAATCTTTATCTCGTATGTTTTTTGTTGCAATTCCTAATACTTCATATCCAAGAGAATGAAGTCTTTCTGCCACAACTCTACCAATTCCCCTGCTGGCTCCAGTTACAATAACTGTCATGCTTCACCATTTTTTCCAACGTAATCTGGTGTTATTCCCAGGTTAGCCATGTCTTTCCAGTTTTTATATACCTCTTCTTGTTTAGATCTGGTAATCTTTAGTTTAGCTTCTCTTTCAAGAATTTGTTCTTCTGTATAAGTTAATCCATCTAGATCCCAAAATGAACCAACCGTGTATCTCGTTCCGTCATGAACTTTTGTCACTTCGTGCTCATTGTTATGACCGCCTGCAAAGAATACGAGCATGCCCTTTTTTGGATGAATCTGAATGTCATGATTTTTAAAATTTAAGTATCCGCCTTTAAAATCATTATTTAAATATATAAAAGATGCATACTTACTTCTTTCAAATTCTGATGGGGAACCATCTTCATTTGAATTATCTGAGTGAAAGGCTGCAAAAGCTCCTGGTACCCACTTCTGTGCATGGTAACTAACTTCATCTAATCTTTTTTGAATTAAAGATTCTCCCATTTCTTTTATTCTTGGCTTTAGCATATTGTGAAAATAATCTTTTGGAAGTCCAAACATCTCACAGCCACCTGTAGGGTCCTCATCCCAAAAACCCATGGCAAGGGAACCGTAAAAAGAAATCTGATTCCAATCAAGTATGTTATTTGAAGATACCCAATCTAGGTAAGAAATTATAGAGTCAGATTCTTTGTCTGTTATAAAAGACTCAACCGAAAAACATTCTGGGCCGTGCTGCTTAATCTTCATTATCAATATGCCTTTCTATAGTCCAAAAAAATGGTGCTGTATATCTAACTCCAGAAGTTATTGGCCTTACCCCATGAATATAATTTTTATCTCCTGGGAAAAAATATGCGGCTTTAGATTTTGGCTTAAACTCTATCCCTTGTAATGGAAAGTATAGCTCTCCCCCTTCGTAATCATCGTTTAAATAAAATACTGTACCTAGGTCATACCATGGGAAAGAGTTTGGTGTTCCAGCGTCTGGACCTTCGTGCATTTCTTTATCTGCATGAGGCTCCTGTCTAGATCCTACTGGCCATCTAACAATACATGGTCCAGTTGGCTTAGACTTTACTTTAAAAAAAGCATCAATTGTTTTGTTTAATCTATTGATAATATTATCTAAAATCACTATAATTTCTGGACTATGTTTTTGAAAAGTTTCAAGAGTGACAACTCTGTCTTTCCAAATATTTGCTTGGTATATTAAATTTCCATTTTCGTTATACTCATCTTTAGTTTCATCAAAATGTTTATTGTTTTTAGCCCAATCCAATAGAATGTTTTTTTCATCTTCAGTAATTGCATCTAGTATCTCAACTATATTATCTTTTGAGTTGCCAAAATAGCCAGAGGGGGTAATTGACTTTGGGCTAAATGTTGCCATATTTTGACTCGTGTTATGTTTCATATTTATATTATACCTTAGTTTTAAGTAAAACTCTTTCTAGTCCAATCCATTTTTTTATAACCTCCGCCGCCTTTAACCCTATGCTTCCGTGCTGATTCATTTTTTCTATTTAAAATGTCAGAAGCCGAATGAAACTCTTTTTCCATTTCCCATGGCTCTCTTCTAAAAGGAATTATTTGAATATAGGGAGTGCCAGCACTTATTGTTCCAACGAAATCTTTTTTAATAAAGAACGGCATTAGACCAGGTGTGCTAACCTTATCATTATCAATAACGCCAGATGTTGTTATAAAAGGAAGGTCAAATCTATTTACTGGATTAATATAAAGTCCACTATATCCATCTGGTAACTCTGGCATCCAATTTGGATACCAATGAAAGGCATTCTCTTCATATCCATGGGGAACTGGGAATTCACCCATAACATCCCTTGACTCACAAAATGATTTATACTCATCTTGTGTCGAAACAAAAGTCTTCCCATTAATTTTATAAAAGTGTATGTCACATGGAGTTAGTAATAAATATCCAGAGACAAAAGCGTCCATTAATGCTGGGCATGCCTTAAAAGATAAAGTATCAGAGTCTAAAACATTTCCATCTTTTCCTACCCAATTTCTATTTGCAGAAGAAAACCATTCTGGAACAGATATCTTAGAAGGCACAGGATAAATAGAATTTTTAAAGTTATAATCTTGTGCAGAATGAAAAATTATTTTTGGCATTACTCTATAACCTTTAAATTAATAGATTTAACTTCATGATCACCAATTTTTTGACCTAACCAATTTAGTCCATTTTTATAAAAATTTGTCCATTTCCCAGAATTTAATATACTATCCCTAATTTCATAAGCAGATGCAGAATTATTAATTTCTAACATAGCATCTTTATTTTTTTCTCTTACTTCAAACACTACCTCTGAGTTTTGCAACTCAGATAAAGATATTGGCAGGATAGTACATATTGGTGTATTTGCTTTAATTGTTATCACTTTATTTGGTTGAGTTATTCTATAGACTATTGGTAGAGGCCCGTCAAAGAAAGATGTGCTTATAAGTGTTGTGAAGCAGGTTGCC